CTCCCTCACGCAGCTGTTCGTGGACGACGAGGCCCAGGAGGAGGCACACGAGGATGAGCTGGAGCCAGACCTCCACGCGTACTTCCTCTCCTTCCCTCACCTCGGGAAGGCCAACGTGATCGCCATCTGTCGCAGCTACGCCAACGCGGTGTCTGCCACCATCCCCAAGGCCCCCCGCGGGCCTTACCGTCCCCGCAAGACGACGAGAAGTCATGAGTGAAACCGCACCAAACTTTTCCGCTATGTACGAGGGGTGGGACGACTACCTCCAGGACTACCAGCAGTCCAGTGCACTGGAACGCGCACTTCGCTCGCGACCACAGGTTCCACCTCCCCTCGCTTGGGTTGCCTTCAGTAGTGACCCTCAACAACACGCGGAGGCCTCTCGCCGCTGGCTCGCCCGCGACGCCGCGTCGCGCGAGCTCTTTGCCGACCACCAAGTCCGGTCACTGGACCGTCTCTTGCTCCCACCCGGTGGACCTGGCTATGGCCACAGCCCCATCTGGCCCTTCGATCAGCAACGCGCCGTGCGTAACCCCGGCTACGCACGCGGTGTTGCCCGTGCCATCAACAACGAAGCTTTCCACCCTGCTTGGCGCGCCCGCGCTGAGCAGTGGTTCCGCTACGTCGAGCAGCAGGTTCACAATGTGGCTGTCGAGACCGCGGAACTTGAGGCGCGCTTCGCGCCTCATGAGCTTTTTGAGTGAGAAAAAACAAAGTCTCGCTACTCCTTGCACAAAAGTGGCTCGATGGAACTTCGAGAAATAAGTACCACCTTGACCCCCGTGTCCTCAAACCCACTTTGCCACCAACAACCGAGCGAAGCGAAGGTTGTTGCGAGGTGCCGGGAACCAGTATTACCCGGCACCTCGCAACAAAAGTTGACTAACTTTTTTGCCCGATGGAGGAGGACCCGGCCCCTCCCCGAGAGGAGGCCCCTCTCCATCAACACCAACCCCAGCCGCCCCAGCGGCTGAACGCCTTCAACGCGCTGCGCCAGCCCGCGAAAAAAAAGGCGAAAAAGAGCAAGCGCCAGCGCGCTCCCCCCGCGCCCGAGGCCCAGGACGACGGCGCCCACGTGGAGCAACTAGGCGCTGCCAAGCGCGGTCCGCAGAGCGACCACTGGTGCTTCACTCTCAACAACCCAACCGAACTTCTCAACATTAACGGCTGGCGCAACCTGCAGTACATCGTGTATCAGCTAGAGACCGGGAAGAACGGCACGCCGCACTTCCAGGGCTATGTTCAGTTCACCACTCGTGCCTTCGGTGAACGCATCCGCAAACTCATTCCCCGTGCTCATGTCGAGGCTGCCAACGGCACGCACCTCGAGAACCAAGCGTATTGCACCAAGGAGCTTAACAAGGACGGTTCACCGGCCCGGCTCGTCGGCCACCCGTTTGCGGGACCCCACACCTGGGGCGAATTGAAGCCACGCGCTGGCAAGCGCGGAGGTCGCACAGACCTTCTTGTCGTTCAACAAGAGCTCGATGCCAACAAAGCGATGGCCGACATCGCGAAGGATCACTTTTCCGAGTTCATCAAGTACGAGCGCGGCTTCAGCAAGTACCGCGATCTCCGGATTCAACACCGCACCCGCGAGACCCATGACGGCATGGTCGTTGTTTGGATCTGGGGCCCATCAGGGACTGGCAAAACCTCGTCTGCTCTCGTGCACGCTGGCGATCAGCCGACCTATTGGGCTCCGCAGGCCAAGGCCAACGGCATCCGCTTCGACAACTACAACTACGAATCCTGTGTGATATTCGATGATTATCACGCTGGCGGCATGACATGGACCATGCTCATGCGTCTTCTTCAGCCCTATCCTCTTGAGGTTCCAACCGATGGTGGATCGAAGAAGTTCGTGGCTCATACTATCATCTTCACTTCCGTGGATCATCCCGCTCTTCTCTACAAGAAACACTTGGACAAACTCGGTCGCGATTGGACTGAACTCGAGCGGCGCATAACAACACTTGAGCATCTTACCGTGGTTCATCCTGAGGCCTTTCGTGGAGGCCGTCACCCTGGGCCCCCTGAGGCCCAACCTATGGCTGCTATGGGAGATCCTCCTCGGGCGTTGGTGTTTCAAAACCAGATTTATCTACCACATCTATAGGGTCTGTCATATTTCGCTCGAATTAATACACATTAATTCATCCCAACATTTCAGGTGAAATGTCGATGCGAGGATTTACATCCGCTAGCCGCCGTGCAGGCTCGGCCAAGCTGCGTCGTCGTCGCATGCCTTCCGCTTCCGCTGCGGACCGTCTCAAGGTCAAGCGTGCTGCTTTGGCCATGACTCGTCGCACCATGCCCGTTAGGGCTGCGATGATTCTGCGCGGCGCTGGCAATGAGAACCGCACGTTCGATCCCGCCACCGTTGGTGTTCTCTACAATGCGACCAGCAATGCTCCCGTCGCTGTGTCTGCCAGTGGCTACCTCACTGCAGCTGCTTCAGCTATCGTGCTCAACCAAGTTCCTCAAGGAACGAGCAGCATCACCCGCCTTGGTCGGCGCATCAACATGAAGTCCATTCATCTCAGCGGCACGATCTTCACCAGCGCCACCGTGCAGGCCACGACTCTGGCCCGCATCGCGTTGGTGTATTTGCCCAGCATGGACCGCACCGTGACGACCATGCCTCCGCAGAACGTGATCTGGACTGCGCAGAATGCCCAGGCTCTGCGCGTGATCAACGACAACACTGACTTCAAGATCATTCGTCAGTGGTTCTTCACCATGGGCGGCGATCGCGACGCTCCCGCGACCGGCCAGGAACTGCACCATTTCAACGATGTCGTTCCGCTCAACGAGCTGGAGACTGTGTGGAACCAGGCCAACACGAACGGCGCGTTCGACGACATGGACAAGGGCGCACTCTGCCTCTACTTCCACAGCGGAGCAGCTGATGCCAACCCCATTCAACTGCTCGTGAACACGCGCTTGTACTTCCACGAATAACAAGTGTGCGTTGCTCTCAAAAGTGCTCATCAAACTGTCATACATCGTCCAAATACATTTGTGATGAGGCATCCAGAACGCCCCGGAGTGATCTGGGCTTAACCGGTCTGCGGCCCTGTCTTGTGTTACGTGCCTGGCTAAGGGCCCAGCGTCCGGCAGATGGCTAACGAGCAGTGTCTTTGGATTTTTTATTTTTTTTATTTTTTCCTCCTACCGCGCCAAATTTTCCCCGCGCGATGAGTGGTTCTCCCCTCTACACCAACGAAGAATATGACCAAGACCAGGACTTGAACCCCGCCCCGGGGTACGAGGACGACTACGAGGACCAGGACGACGAACCCGAGGATTCGTCTCCTCCTCGCGCGCTCGAGCGCAGCGGCAAGCGCCCACACTCCCTCACGCAGCTGTTCGTGGACGACGAGGCCCAGGAGGAGGCACACGAGGATGAGCTGGAGCCAGACCTCCACGCGTACTTCCTCTCCTTCCCTCACCTCGGGAAGGCCAACGTGATC